CTACCCGAACTTTCCGTAATGTCCTTTAGACTTATTCTAGCCATTAGTTATATGTATGTAGTTTATGTTTATTGTAGTGTATTGTACACGTATCCCCTACACTCATAGGGAAATTCATTCGTAACGTATCGCTGCTTTTGCCACAGCTATCTCCTTGACCCTTAACTTTATCTTATCCATCTGCCCCAACCGTATGCGGTGCATTTCTTGGCGTACCGCTGGATGCCAGATGGCTTTGATAGGGCCTGAGATTCCAACCTTGGCGTGGTAGTTGTCTCTGGCCCATTGTATATGCTCTGTGTTTTCTTTGGTTGTTAGGTTAGGCATAATACTCTTTCGCTTTCTCCAGCACCGTTACGATATCATTCGGTATCAGTTGCTTGTCGAACATACCCATTGGAGTCTTGGCCGAGGTAACTCCATCCGTATTAGTCTGGAAGAAGTATTCCATCTCTTCGGTCTTCTCGTTCTTGCGTACCTCGGTGAACAAGACCATGAGGAACTCCTTCTCTATTGCGCCTTCGTGAACTTTACCTTGCACCTTGACCCTACGGTGCGAGGACTCACCACCTGTGATCTGCGGTATCTTCACGATATCGTCTACGGCGGTGAAGATAATCGTAGCCTTGTCGTTCTTGATGGAGTCCAGCATATTGCGGATAGTCCTGTTGTAGAACGACCATATATCGTAACCCTTAAACGAGTTCGTTGCAAGTGTATTTACCTGCTCCACGTACTTGGTGAAGGATTCCACCACGACAGTTTCACAGTCATCTTCCTTCAGGACTTTCTCAAGTAACCTAGGAAAGGCGTTAGCGTTCTCTACAGGAACGATGTTGAACCTACTGGCATTACGGAAGGGAAATCCCTTACGCTCTAGGTCTAGGATGTAGGTAGTCTTCGGGTCTAGGTTACGTAGCGACGTACTCTTGCCGCTACCACTATGACCCACGATTGCTATTAGTGGTTTATACATTATCTGTTGTTACTTCTATCTTTGTTTCTGGTTCGATGACACCGTAGAAGGTGTCGAATTCTAACTGTTCTTCGCTAGGCCACTCATTGCGTAGTAGCATAAGCCCAATGAGTCCGTAGTTTGCGATGTCCTTGAAGGTATCCTCCAATGATTCGTGCTTGGGAGCTTCCTCCTTGTCCATCAGTAGATTCGCAAGTCGTTCTACCTTGTCGTACAGGCGTACGCTAAGACCCTTGACACCGAACCTGCTAATGTTCCCCGGCCCGTAGTCTTTCTGCTTACTGTCCAGCAGGCTGACACACTCCGCCGCTAAGAACAGCGCACGCTTACCGGCTACTGTATCTAGTTGTATCTTCACTTGCTGATACTCCTTCCGATTAGTATGGACAAGTTCTGTATAGACTTATCTATTCCGGTTAGCTTACTGCCAAGCATATCTGCTGCCGCAAGTATCGCCGAGGCCTGACTAACAGAGTCAGCAGACAGAATGCCTGTCATCTCGTTGTCCTGTAGCGTAGCTTCAAGGGTCGCGTTGAGGGACTCCATAGCTGCCGTGTAGCGTATCATGGTAAAGTTATCCATGCCGTCTTTGTAGGCATCGTGCCTAGCCTTTAGTGTTTTTTCTGTTACTTCCATAATGTTATAGCTGAAACTGTAGCGGATCGTAGACCTTGCGTACGTAGTCCATGTTGACTATGGACTCCCTGTCGGCGGCTGAGTTCGCTGTACATAGCGGAGTGAATCCGCACAGGCCAAACTTAGTTTCGCAACAGGCGAAGTTACTAAGGAAGATATCCTCACCGTCTTGGCCTTCGTACGTGTTGAAGTAGATCTCCATCTTGGTACGTACCCTACGCACAAGGTCGTCAATGTAGGCTTGGAACTTATCCAGCCTGTCATTGCTGAACTCAAATATCTCGCTACGTTCAAACTTGTTACGGTTAGTACGGCCAAGGAACAGACCGTTAATCATACAGCCTACCTTCTCGTCAGGGAAAAGCTTATGCCAAACGAGGTTGTAGAACATAAGCTGCGGCGAGACCTTGTAGGACGCGAAGTAGGAGGCGATGCCGTATGCTGCCGTGGACTTGTGGTCTACGATGACAGGCCTACCGAAGTAGGTTCCAACGAAGTCTATCGTACCACAGAAGAGTACGTCCATCTCTGGTGTCTGCATATACGGGTAGGCAAAGCGCATCTCCAGCAGCGGGTCAGGGTCTTTGCGTACCTCCAGCCCTGTGTCCTCCTTGAAGTATTGTGTAAGGAGGTTGACCAAGTGCGCTAGATCTCGGAAGTCCTTGTCGGGTACGAGTATGTCAGCGTAGTGGTCAATGGCTTTGTTGATGGCTTTCTCTTCGTCACCGTCAAAGTAGTACGACTCCAAGGCTTTGTGTACTGCCGTGCCGTACTCCATCTTGTGGTTCGAGTTCCGCTTACGTAGCCCACGACACAACATATACCACAGCCTACGTTCGCAAGCTGATTCCTTTATGAGTGACGCATCTATCTTTAGTATCAGTTTACCTTCTTTTGTTTTTTCTAGGTTAAGTAATTCCATATGTTTTCTTTAGCAGTTCTGCCTTATCAAGCAGGGTTTGTTTTTCTTTCGGTACACGTTTCTTGCGTGCGGTTTTAGATTTAGCCAACGTCACTTGTGGTTCGGTTAGCTTTAGGTAGCAATCGAAATGCTGGAGTAAGTCCTCATCCGACATAGCTTCCAACTCTTCTACAGTACAGTCTAGCAGTTCTTCAATCGTCATAAAGGTCTACGATAAAGAGTACCGAGAACAGTATAGTAAAAAATATAGAAGCTACGGCTAGTGTTAGTAAGGGCATCCTGTTTATCTTGCCACGTTTAACGAGCTACCGTCCGTGTCGAACAGGAAGTCTATAAGTTTTTGCTGTTCATACAGCCACTTGATATCCTCCTTGTTCACCATTATGTTTTCTTTGTTAAAAGTATCCAACTCCTTGGCGTCTTGTAGCCAAGTAAGCAGTTCTGTTTTCCACACAGATGAGTCTGCAAACTCATGCTGTAGTTCTCTGGCTTTAACTTGGTTACGTGTGGTATCCTTGAAGTAAATCAAGACTCCCGTATCCGTCTTGCGAAACGAAACTTGTGTACGTAACTCGGCATAGATTGGCCCGTACTCTGTAGAGTTGTCAACAAGAAACTTGAAGCCGTCAAGTAACTTTACATAGAGGGTATTGACTGTGTAGCCTGTGTCCTCTGCGGTGATTAGCATATCCTTCTGCCCGTCGAGTAGCTTATCCAAGATAGGCTTTATCTTATAAGCGTTGGTCGGACTGTAGGTTGAACGCCGAGCCGCTGGCTTAGTGCGTATTTTACGTAGAAGATTTGAGTGATCTTCTAGGGTTGTCTCTCTTCTGTGGGCTTCGCTGGTGTTATCCATGTGTGTAAAAGTCAGGGTAGTGTAGTGTTTCTCACGGACATGATGCTACTCCGGTTCGTACATCTCGTACGACACCATGCTACACTACCCTTGTTTCTCCTAGGCCTCCTTCTCGGCGGCCATCAGTTCCTCCATACGACGTAAGGCAGCTTTGCCCTCGTCGAATTCACCAGCAGCAAAGAATGCCTTGGCCTTCTTGAAGAGTTTGCCGGGAGTCTCCCCGCCACCTGCTTCTGGAGTCCACTTGTCTGCGTCCTCCTTGGTGTAGATCACCAAGTCAGGATACTTCTCCATTAACTCGACCCGTAGTTCTTCCGTCGTCTTGCCGTTAGGCTTCAACGAGTTCTTAACCGTGGATCGAATTCGTGCGCTAACCTGTTGATTGATCAGGCCTAGCGTTTTGTTTTCTCCGTACCTAGAGACTACGTCTGCTGTAGTCTTGAACTCTGGTACATGGAACTTGAAGTCTTTCCAATCTCCCGACTGGAAATGCTCCACCTCGTATGTGGTATCTATCGTTTGCATTTTACTTACTTGTTACTTTCGCGCAGCTAACTGTTAGCGCAAAAAATTTAATCGGTGTTAAGGGAAAATCGCTTAACATATAGTATTAAGCAGGAATCGTGCCAACCCAGTTAACAGTTGAAAGTTTTTTCTTAGCCTACACAATACCCGTATCATTACCAATCGCTATGTTATAGTTGCCAGTTGTAACCCGCACTAGGGTTGTGACCTATCGCTACGTTATGTGTACCCGTGGTTATCGGTCGCCCTCCCAATGGAAGTCTAGGTTGTGTGGGCCTAGGACTTTATACTGGGTTGCCAACCGGAGTAGCTCACGGACATTGCCTCCCAGTATAATGGGGCTTGCCCAAGGGCTTGCCTTTGCTGCGGCATACAGCAACTTGATGAAGTCCTCGTACTCTGCGTCGGTCAGGATATTCTTGAGGATAAGCCTTGCGTCATCCATACGCTTCCTCAATGGCTTTATCTTCAGCCTGAACGTGGCTACCCTATGGTACAGATCGTTGCGGAAGCTTGAGTCCAGACAGTTCGTAGCAAAGATAAACCTACCTGTGAATTCCGTGTCTCCGTTCTCCCCTATCCTACGGAACTTACGTGTCTCTATCAGACGCAACAGCATCACCTGTATGGCAGGTGTTATGTCTCCGATCTCGTCCAGAAACAGCGTGCCTTTGGAGGCTGCAACCAGCAGACCCATACGACTACTCGTCGCTCCGCTGTAGCTTCCTTTTACATGGCCAAAGAGTTCGGCCTGTATCAATGCGTCAGGCATGGCCGACAGATTCAAGGCTATGAATCTGCCCGTGCGCCTACCATGTAACCTTTCCGCCACAAGTTCTTTACCTGTACCGGACTCACCTGTGATAAGGACAGAGTCTGATCTGCTGGATAGCTTGTCCGCTGACTCTAGTACACGCAGGCAGTCAGCGTCTTGGGTTATAAAATTCCCAGTGTTGTAGGCTATGGCCTGTTGCTTGAGAGCTTTGAGTTGGACTTCGAGGCTAGGCATTCTTGACCTCCGTAAACTTCTCGGTGATTAAGGTCTTGAAAGCTTTGTCTATTGTATCTGTATTAGTTAGGCCAGAGACATCATACCAGAAGACTAGCTCGGCTTGGTCTTTCTGTATGGTAATGTCGGAGTCCGTAACCTCGCCCATGCTTATCTGTGAGCCGTAGCCTCCCGACGCATAGTAGCCGTACTGTAAGCGTATCTCTTCAGGCTCTAGTTCTTGAAGGTGGAACAAGAATCGGCGCATCATAAACGTAGCGCACATGGCGATACATAGTCTGTCGGCGTCGATCATTTCTTGGAAGTCCTTGACCTTGACGTAGGTTATATGGATGTCACCGCCTCCGCTACAAGGGAAAGCTGCAATGACCTCGCAACTGTAGCCCATAGTCTCAAGGTGATCTACTGCCTTGTAAATCAAGGCTCCCCTATGGAAGTAACACTTCTCCGGTATGCCGTTATGGTTCCAACAGTTGACGTAGATCGTAAGCAGCCGCTTGCCTTGGGTTATAACGGTATCGCTCTCTTCTTCCTCTAGGAAGTGTTCGGGGCTGGCATCAGTTGTTGCTGCCTCTATGTTTATCATGCCACCTGCGATAGCTGGAACGTAGTCGGTGAGGTACTCTTCAAGCGGGGCTATGGCCTCCACAATAGCTTCGTCTACCTCTGTTTTCTCTAGCCTATCTAGTCCCCAGCCTCCTGCATCAAGCAGAAAGATAGCTTCCGTCCATGACTGCGTACCGTGCCAGCTATCGTCCTTTGCATTCTTGTGTGAGAAATAATCGTTTAGGATTTCTTTGCGTTTGCTGCGTGCTGGGCCTTTGTCTAGGGCAGAGCGGAACTCATCCCAAGAGTATATGGTTTTGTGTGGTTCTTTCATGGTTCAGAAAGGTACGTCATCGTCGTCTAGGATTTTCTTGATGTCATCAGGTACGCTAGGCTTTGACTCTTCCTTGGACGTATCCTTGATTTTGTGGGTAGGTTTCCGTATGTCCACACGCTTCTCGCTGTAGATTTCAAGTAGTCTACGCCGCTGCTCGCCCTTGACTGAGCGGAATACCGTAGCGTCCAAGGCTTCGAACTCATCCCAACCTGCCTTAGCCATTAGGTTAACACACTGGCGTAGGTTGCGCGTCGCAAAGATTACCCGTATCTTATGGGTCTCGGCGTACTCTCGCATCGCTTGGAACCGTTCGATGAACTTATCGAACTGAGTCTGGGTTATCTTCGGCTCGTCTACGGATTTGTATAGGCCAAGTGTCCATAGCTTCTCTGCGTTAGCATCGTAAGGCCACTCGACACAGACGAACTCGTTTAGTAGGGCTACATCTAGGGCATTGCGGCCTATGTATTCCCGGTCTGGCCCTAGCCCCCAGGTATTTGCAGTACACATGAGGTGGCACTTGGGGTTAACTTCCTGCATACCGTATGGCATATAGATATGACCGGAGAGTATGCCCTTGATAATCATAAGCACATTCGAGTTGCCGTTGTCTATCTCGTCGATCACGGCTAGGCCACCATCTTGGATTATCTTAGTGAACACACCGGGGACGTAACTACCCGTGGCATTGTTGAAGCCTATGAGGTCATGGGTTGCAGTCTGTTTGTTGACTTGGCGTATGGCGTAGTGCTTACAACCTAAGGCATCCTTAACTGCGTGGGTTACACGTGTCTTACCGCTGCCCGTAGGCCCGATAATCATAGCGGGTTCTCCTGAACCCATCACCTCTATCAAAGGTTTCAGTTGGTAGTGCTGGCCTTTGATGCTGGTGTAGTTAATCACGTTGTGGCTAACGTGCTGCTTGATCTCCAAGACTATGTTCTGTTGTGTAGTCTCGGCGATTCGTGTGTCTAGCTCGCTGAACTTGGTAGCGAACTCTTCCTTGACTGAGGATATAATTTCCTCGGTCATACCTTTCATCCAATTATGTTCTGTCATTTGTATTTTCTTCCTCTTGGTTTAAGTCTTCCAGATAGGCTTCCAGAAGGGGATCTAACTCTACGTACGTGTCTGTCCTAAAGGCCAAGCGGCCTCGAATAAAACCATCGTCTTTGCTACCTATACTCTGGCAATTATCCAGAGAGTAGCCCTTGATCTCACCTGCATCCTGCAGAAAGTGCAGGATAGAGGGGAGGTGCGATCTACATTGGGTAAAAAACTTTTCGTTCTCTACCTCAAACATATAGCTGTGACCTAGCTCCATGTAATCTTTGTCCCAACTCATGCTAGTAGAACAGTATGTGACCGAGACCTATTCCGACTAGCCAACTTAGGATAGCTAGGGTAAGCCATAGCTTTGGTTGTAGTTTTGTTTGTGCGTACATTGTTATTCGTGGTCTATCATTTCGTTTGTGTGCATCATATCCTCAACGTCTGACTCGGATAGATATTTACAGAAGGCTAGGATTACTGTGTCTTTGTCCAGTAGTCCATCTTCGACCTTCTCCAACAGTAGGTTTGTGTATTCTCTAGTCATCGTACCCCCTTATACTATTGTCCTTCGGTGTTTCTAGGGACTCAAGCCAGATCATCTCTAGCACCAGCCAATTAAGGTTGACTGGACAGGGTTCTTCTATGATACCCCAAGTTCCTAGGCCTGCAGTTGTTTGCAAACTTTCCGTACCCGATATGCGTACCAACTCTCGGCTGCTTTCGGTATACTCTACGCAATGTCTTAGACTATTCATTTGTTTCTTCCTCCTGTACTGTTAGGTTCTCGTCTTCGAGTTCTTGGTATTCATTGTCGGAGGCTATGTCTTGTTGTACCGTACCGTTGGTGAATACATTGACCCAATTTTCTTTGCGACCTACGCTTGCGTTGATGCAATCTAGCTTAGCCTCGACGCGGGCGCATACTGTTTCCTCGATGGTGTCCTTGTACCATACGACCTCTTGGGTAGTGTCGGATATCGAGGTGATACGGTGGCCTCTGCCTAGTGCTTGAACTAAGTCTATGGCTGACCATGTGGGCGGTATGATTATGTGTCGTGGTCTACCCTCTTTGGAGTTGTGGTGTAAGGAGATACCTACGCCACCGCTACGCATGGTGAAGAGTAGAACGTCGGACTTGCCTTCTTGGAACTTGGCACGCTGAGCCTCACGCTTGGCGGGTGACTGGCCTCCGACTATGTGGGATATCCTATCCTCGGACAAGCCTGCATTCTTGAGGGCTTTGTAGGCTAGGCGCATTGGGTTAACAAAGTTAAAGACCACGATGACCTGTCGCCCACGCTCAGCCATTTCTATCGCACGCTTGGCCATACGTACAGCACGAACTTCCTCTGCACCCTCGCGAAACTTCTGCATGGCGACTAGGATTTCGTTGCGTCCGAAGTTAGCATTACGCATCTGCTCTTCGCATTTCTTTTTGAAGGCTTGGAAATAGCCATCGTAGTGTTCGCGCTCGGCTGCTGTATCGAACTCGATGAGTCGGCAGCGCGTGTGAGTCTTGTGCTTGTAGCGTACCTTGGGTACGAAGACAGCGTACGGTTTCATTGCGGTACGTAGCCTTTCCATCTGCGCTTGGCAGAGTTGGGTTGGCCTACCCCAGCGAGCTATGTCTTGGAGTAGCTGGGGTACAGTTTCTGTAGTACAGGGTTCGCCGTAGGTCTCCATGCCTACACCTTGGACTATGCTGCGTGCCTCGGATACCTTCTGGTACGGGGTAGCCGAGATAAAGATACGCTTGATTCCCTGAGGGATAGACCACGAGAGCTGAGTCTGGGAAGAGCTGTCGTTCTTTAGACCTTGGCACTCATCGAAGACTACTAGCGAGGGCATCGACATATACTTCCATGTGTACAGGAAGGTATTGTTGTAAGGGTGCGGGGTCTTATCCCAGTATATCTTCTCGGCTAGTTTGCCTCGAAAGGCAGCGTAGGATATGGGGAATATCTTGTGGGTTAGACCGAACTGGTTGATAACCTCCAAGGTTTGGGGGATTACTGCTGCTGGTGTAACCCATAGCACAGGCATAGGCCAGTCAGACTGTGTCTTAATCAGGTTGTGGTCTAGTAGGTACTTGATGACAGGGAGAACCATGTAGGTTTTGCCTAGCCCAGCGTGGGCTTGCAACAGTATCCCTTGTTTGTCTTGTAGTTTACGGGCTGCGTCTACTGCAGCCTTGATTTGGAAGGGCATCTTCTCTACCCCTGCTTCATCGACTATCTTTTCGATAGCTTCTTGGACTATGTCTGTGTTTGTTGT